TGGCGCCAGCGCGGTAGCCTCTGGTTCGTCCGGTACGGCGGGTGCAGGCTCGGCGCATACATCAGGCGGCGGGTTTGACGCTACTCACGGCCCCGGCGCTGGCGGCGGTGGTGGCGGACAGGTAACGGGCAGCGGCACTGGCGAAAGCAGCACGGGCGGCAACGGCGCGGCCTTTGGCGGCGGTGGCGGTGGTACTGGCGGTCTACGCGGGTCGGGCACGCAAACGCCGGGCCTCGGGGCGGACGGTCTTATCGTTATCACCTATACGCCGAGTGCGGGGGGTAGCGTTGGTGCGGCGTCGGGCACTGGAACGGCAACGGCAGTCGGTGCCTCTACGGCGGCTTCTCCAGCTTCCGCATCAGGAACCGGCTCGGCATCAGGTGTTGGCAAAAGCACCGCAGTAAGTATTGGCTCCGCGTCTGGCACGGGTACGGCGACCGGCGTTGGCAACGCGCTCATACCCGCGACAGGTTCGGCATCGGGCACGGGGACGGCGCTTGCAGTCGGCAGTTCGACCGCTGCCTCTGTTGGCTCAGCCAGCGGGACCGGGACGGCTACCGGAATCGGAGCAAGTACCGCTGCTGCTGTTGGCGCAGCAGCCGGGACAGGATCAGCGACAGGAATTGGCGCCAGCACCGCAATGGCAGTCGGTACGGCCGCGGGAACGGGAACAGCCGCGGGCGTAGCTTCATCTCCTGGTAGCGTCGGTTCTGCCTCGGGTGTGGGAACAGCAACCGGTGTCGGAAATGCTCTTGCACTGGCCGTGGGTTCGTCCGCTGGGACCGGGACAGCATCGGGTATCGGAGCCTCAACTGCCGCAAGCGTCGGCTCTGCATCGGGCACCGGCACTGCAACTGGAATTGGTGCATCCACCGCAAGTTCGGTCGGAACAGCAAATGGCACGGGTATCGCATCCGGTATCGGTGCCGCGACGGCTGCATCCGTTGGATCGGCGGGCGGCACGGGAACGGCGACAGGAATAGGGGCGTCAACCGCCGCTTCGGTTGGTTCGGCCTCGGGCGTTGGCACCGCGACGGGCATAGCATCTGCCGTTGGAAGTATAGGCGCGGCTTCCGGCGTCGGGACAGCCACAGGGGTAGGGGCTTCGACCGGAGCCAGCATCGGCGTAGCATCGGGCCTCGGTTCGGCCTCGGGCATTGGGACCAGCACGGCGGTTGCGACCGGGTCTGCATCTGGCGTCGGGACCGCCTCGGGTATTGGTGCTGCAACTTCGGCCTCCTTGGGGGTCTCAAGTGGAACGGGGATCGCGTCTGGCACGGGAGCGGCGACTTCAACCGCAATCGGCGTTTCAAGCGGCGTCGGTACTACGAGCGCGACCGGAGCAAGCACCGCTGCAAGTATCGGTGTGGCGAGCGGCATTGGAACGGCTACTGCAACATCTGCCGGGTCTTCTATCGGTGTCGCGGTCGGAACTGGCACGGCAACTGGTTTCAGCGCCTCCATTGTCGCAGCCGTTGGTCTAGCGGCGGGCGTTGGAAGCGCTTCTGGAATTGGATCAACGGGCGCTGATGCAATCGGCGCCAGTGGCCGGGCTACCAAGCCGCATAGCGGACATTCCTCAGCTTGGAAGCCCCTCAAGGCCCGCAAGAAGAAGCGCGAAGAGGAACTGGAGGAATTAGCCGAACAGCTCCGCGCGCTCGCGGCGGAAATTCCAAAGATCAATGCGCCGGCGGTTCAACCAATAGTTCAATTCGAACCCCTGATATCGGAATTTGTAGATCGGGAACGGACCTACCAAAGCGTCAAGAATATCATTTCGCGGGCCAAGGCCGACGCGGATTATCAGCTTCTATTACAGCGCCAGCGGGACGAGGACGACGAGGACGCGGCCTTTCTGCTGTTGCAATGAATCGTCCGCAGTTAACGACATAACTGCAACGGCGGCCAGCCGACAATGGCAAACGTGATCGCACGAAACGCGAGAGGACCACATGACTGTTGAGAATGAGGAACTAGACGAGGCAACGCTGTTCGAACAAGCCACTTCTGACGAGACGGAAACGGAAGTCGTTACGGAAGAACCGCTTCAAGTTGAACAGCCACGCGATGCGGATGGCAAGTTTGCGAAAGCAGACGAACCGGCGGAAGCAGTTGCGGAAACTGAGGCTGAAAAGCCCGCAGTGGACGACAACGCGCCGCAAGTGCCGTCATGGCGTGTCAGGGAGATCAACGAGGAAAAGCGTGCGCTTGCTGAAAAGCTGACAGCCTACGAGACTGAAAAGTCCCAATGGCAAAGCCAACAGCAGGAATTGCAGCGACGCCTTGCGGCTCTCGAAAAGCCGGCTGCGGAGGTAAAGGCTGAAAAGCCCGATCCTCTATTGGACCCCGAAGGTTATGAGAAGTACCTCGAAAACAGGTTCGAGGAAAGGCTTCTCAATGATCGCCGGGAATTTTCCCTCGCCAATGCTCACAAGACATATAAAACAGAGTTTGAAGAGGCTTACGCGGCTGCACAGAAGAACATCGATCCTGCTCTCAAGGCTCGAATGCAGCAGTCGCGCGACCCCGGCGAAACCCTGATGCAATGGCATCGTGAGCAGAAAACCATGCGCGAGGTCGGCAACGATCCGAACGCGTGGCTGGAAAAGAAACTTGAAGAACGCCTGAAAGACCCGGCCTTTCTTGCAAAGGCGCTCGAACAGGCGCGCGGTATCGCTCAACCTCAACAGCAAAACGGTCGCCCTCGGGTTGACCTTCCCCCATCCCTGAATGGCGCAAGCCGTTCCAACGCGGTGCTGCGGTCATCCAACGATGACCTGTCGGACGCCGAACTTTTCAATCAAACCACCGGCTGATCCTTTTCGCATCCGATAAAAACAACCCGCCTTAAGGGCGGGTTTTTTATTGGGCGGAAGTGACGGCCATTACTCTTAAGGAGCGTGGCCAATGGCCCTCACTTCCAATCATGTCAATAACGAACTCATCAAATTCCGCAGGACTGCGGCAGTTGATTTCCTGCGAAAATCAAGGTTCGACCCGTTCATGGGGCCGGATTCCACTTCTGTTATCGTTCGCCTGAACGACCTTGCCGCAGACGGCAAGGAAATCAACATTCCCCTCGTTACCCAGTTGGTCGGTTCTGGCGTCGGCGCCGGGTTGTTGCGAGGCAATGAAGAACAGCTAGATTCCTACGGCTTCCCCGTATGGGCCGACTGGGCACGCAACGCGGTTGCCAACAATCGTGCCGTGAACAAGGAATCGTCGTTTTCGGTTCGCTCTACCGCCCGCTCACTTCTGTCAGGATGGTCGCGACGTATCGTTCGCGACGATATCATCGACAGCCTGCTATCGATCCCGACTGCCACGGTGCAGGTCGGGCGCTTGCAGGGCACCAATGGCGGCAACCGTGTCAATGGCGTGAGATGGTCGGCGGCCACCACGGCACAGAAAAACGCCTGGGTGACGGCCAATCAGGACCGCGTGGTGTTCGGTTCGGCGATCTCGAACTATTCCACCACCTTCGCAACTGCTGCCGCCAACGTCGATTCCACTAACGACAAGATGACGGCGGCGGTGGGCTCGTTGATGAAAAACGTAGCGCAACAGACTGGTGTTTCCGCTTCCAATCCCGGCGTCTACAACGGCCTGCCCAAGATCACGCCGTTCCAGACCAAGAAAACCGATCAGGAATGGTATGTGTGTTTCCTCGGCTCCCGGGCCATGCGCGATCTCAAGGCCGATCCCGTCATGTTCCAGGCCAACCGTGACGCACGCGAGCGTGAAGGTTCCGATCCGACCAAGAACAACCCGATCTTCACGGGGGGCGGCCTGATCTTCGATGGTGTGATCTATCTGGAAATCCCCGAAATCACCCAGCGGCTATTGCTGACTGGCATCGGTGCTTCCAGCATCGCTGTTGAACCGTGCTTCCTCTGCGGCCAAGGCGCGCTTGCTTACGCCATGGGGCAGATGCCCCGTCCAACCACGCTTGAGGACGGGGATTACGACTTCATCACCGGCATGGGCATCGAAGCCCAGTACGGCGTTGGCAAGGTCGCCAAGGCGTCCCTATTCGATTCCGGCGGTACGCTGGTCGATTGGGGAATGGTGACAGGCTTCGTTTCCGGCGTCGCGAACGCTTAACCCCAGACTTAAAGGAAAACACATATGACTTATCGTAGAGACTGGGCACAGCCGCAGGTCGGTCCCATGGGCTTTGTCGGCAGCCAGAAGGTTATCGGCCGGGTCGTCAACGTTTCGGTCGCCGACAACGTGACGGGCAATACCATCGGCGCCTTCAAGGTGCCGGCGGGCTTCACTGCTACCGGCGTCATCATGACCGTTACCGACATGGATAGCGGTGCGGCCGGATTGATTGCCATTGGCGATGCGGCGTCAAGCACTCGCTATATTGCGTCAACGAGCATTCAGGCCGCCAGCACGGTTACCACGCTGGCAGCTACCGGACTTCTGTTCCTCAATACGGTGGATACGGAAATCCTCATCACGATTGCCACACAGTCGGGAACGGCTGTTGCGGGCACCGTGACCCTGTATCTCATCGGCTTCATGGCCCAGTAAGGAGACTGACATGCGAAAAGCAACTGCAACCTACGTCGCCCCTCCCGGCGATAGCAAGGTAGTCGAGATGGGCGGCATTACCTTCTTCGATGGTAAGTCCGTCGAACTCAACTCCTATGACCATGCTGGCCTGATATCGAAGCTGGAAGGAAACCAGCATTTCGATATCACGGTCGGTGAGGACGACAAGGAGGCCAAGTCGCCGGCGGCAAAGCGACGCGGCCGGCCATCAAATGCGGATATTGCGGCCGCGAAAGCCTTGGCAGAACAGACCGACAAGGACGCAAAGCAAGCGGCTGAAAAAGCGGAAGCTGCCAAGGCCGATCTGGAAGCCACGGAAAAGGCAACCGGCGAACCGCTCTCAGCGGAAGTTGCCTAACTTGATGGGGCGGTTCTCAAGCGGACTGCCCCATTCCCTTTAAGGAAAATCGCATGTCCAAAACCCGCGCCGATATTCAGTTCAAGGTAATCGCCATCCTGACCGGCGGCGACGTTGGACAGGTGCCATCCGCCGACGATGCTGCAGTGATCGATGGCTATATCGATGACGAAGTGGCCGAACTCAATGCCGATGTCACCTATATCGCCGATCCCGATGATTTGGATGATGCGTTGTTTCTGACGTTCTGCAAGTTGGTTGCCAATGCGGCGGCGGACGAATTCGGCGCTGCATCCGACGAAAACAAGGCCCTTCAGTTACGGAATAGATTGCGCGTTCTCACTCGGGAAACGCCGGGATTTGGCCCGCAAGAAGTGTGTTATTTCTGATGTCCGATTTTAGTTATCAGACGCTCGTGAGCGCGTTAGCTCCTCAGATGCAATCCCCAACGCCGCTGATGGATGGATTGAACAATGGAGGGCAGCAATTTGCACAAATTATTCCGAGCGTTCCGCAGCCTCACAATATTGAGGATGGCCCAGAATACAACAAATGGGATGAAGCACTGCAGCAATATGGGACAATTCGTCTACCAAAGGAGCGTGACGAGCCGCAAAAGTGGATGAATAAGTTCAATGACATATTAAAATCAAATGGCATTGATCGTGAAGATCGACCGGACGGCTCTGTTATTCTATCTAAGAAAGCCCTTACATCGTGACCGCCGTTCCGATCCCGTGGCCGCTCAGTTCATCGCCCGGAGATTCGGCGCAAGAGAGCGCGGGCCGTTTGGTGAACTGTTATGCCGAACCGCTTGGGAAGGATGTTCTGGCCAAGAAAGGCATGGAGCCCCCTAAGGTCGTCTGGCGCAAATCGCCTGGGCTATCGCTGTTCGGAACGTCGGGGCAGACAGGCTTTCGCGGGCAAATCCTTGTTGGAAATACGCTATATGCGGCATGGGCCAACAAGGTCACAAAATTCACCTCTGGCGGAATCGAAACGCTGTTGACGGGCTCGCTCACGGGGATTGAAAAGGTTTTTTTCGCCCGCAACAACAAATCAACGCCTGATGTGGTGTGCGTGGCACCGGGAACGGGGGCCTTCACTGTTACATCAAGCGCGGTTTCATCTTTTGCTGATCCTGATATCGGTGCGCCTAATAGCGTCTGTTTCATGGATGGTTTTTTCATTTTTTCATACGGCGATGGAACGCTACAGGCTTCAGCGCTTAACGATGTCACGATCAATACGCTCGACAAGACGCAAGCCCAGTCCAAGCCGGGCGGACTGACAAGATGCGTGGCGTTCAACGGCCAGTTGATCGCGCTGGGACCTAACTTCGGTGAAGTCTATTCGGATACGGCCAATGCCAACGGCTTTCCGTTCACGCGCTCTTATGTACTGCAACGCGGATTGCTGGGCCCCTATGCCCTTGCGGGTCATGAGGATGGTTTCGGGACGGCGTTGATCTGGGTGGCTGATGATAATTCGGTGGTGCAGCACAATTCGACGCCGAACCCGCTGAAGATTTCGCCAGCCGATCTGGATCGTTTGATTGCGGGAGTATCTGATAAAACTACTTTGGAAGCCTCTGTCTACATCTCGCAAGGGCATCCCAAATGGGTCATCAAATGCCCGATGTTCTGCTGGGAATTCGATCTTGGCTCTCAAAAGTGGAACGAGCGCAAGAGCTATTCGCTCGATACATGGCGGGCGATTGGCGGCTGTTCTGCTTTTGGAAAATGGCTGGTCGGAGACAGCGAAGGGGGCCGGTTGCTTTATATCAATCAATTCGCCTTCGATGAATTCGGCGATCCGCTTGTGATGCAGATGGACAGCGGACCGGTGCAAAACTTCCCGAACCGTACAAAGGTTGCGAAGGCCGATTTTAATTTTGTGACCGGGGTTGGTATCGCAACCGGACTTGATCCCATCGCGACAGATCCGAGGGTCGGGATTTCATGGTCGAACGACGGTGGAATAACTTACGGAAATGAATTCACCCGCGCGCTTGGCCGGCAGGCCACGACATCAAGAATTATGGTGCTTAGAACTGGTATGACCGGCACGACGGGGCGGCGCTGGCGCCTGAAAATAAGCGATCCGATCTACGCCGCATTCGAAGGCGGCTCGCAAGACACGCAGTTGAGGCGCTGATGGCAATTCCATTTCCCGGCAAGGACGTTCCAATAGTTGATCAAGCAACAGGTACGATGACACAGCCTTGGTATGATTACTTTCAGAACCATCAAAGGCTGACGCAGCTTCCTGACGTATCAACGGTCGCGCCGACCAACGGTCAAGTGCCAATCTGGAATGACACGACAAAACTTTGGACACCGGGGACAAACTGATGGGCCTCTTTGATCTTTTCAGCAATCAGACTGCCGAAGATGCAGCAGCGCAACGCAATGCTGGCTTGCAGCAGGGCTATGACGCGCTGTCAGGCCAGTATCAGCAAGGCAGGGATGCGCTCTCCACTGGCTACGGACAGGCGAGCAGTCTGTATAACAATCTGCTCGGCTCAAACACGGCCGGCGCAAACGCCTATGGCGATGCATCAGGCGCAAACGGCGCGGCTGGATATGGCCGGGCAACCGCAAATTTTCAAACTAATCCCGGCTATCAATTCCAGATGGATCAGGGACAGCAGGCGCTCAACCGCGCTCACGCGGCGGCGGGGAACCTTAACAGTGGCAATGCCGACACCGACGCACTGAAATTCTCACAAGGCTTGGCCAATCAGTCCTATCAGGGATATTTGGCAGGTTTGCAGCCTTACCTTGGTGGCCAACAGCAGGCCACGGCTGGCGCGGCCAATGCCGCAACCGGGTTAGGCGGAAACCTCAACCAGTCGTTCCAAGGACAGGGCAATGCCGCCAATGCCAACTATACGGCGCAGGGCGCGTCCAATGCTGCGGCCACGATGAATAACTATAATGTGGGAGCCAATCAGTTAAGCGCACTCACCGGACTCGCCAAGGGCGCCGGAAGCCTGTTTGGGATGTTCGCCTGATGGCCGGCATTGACGATATCCTTGCAGGCACAGGCGGCAATACCCGCGCGGATTTCTCGAACCTGTTTTCAGGCGGCATTGATGCATACAATTCCGGGCGGGATCAGAAGGCCAAGAATGACCTTCGCGATGCGTTCAAGGGCGGAGTGCCGCTAACTGCCGATGGACAGCCCGATTTCTCCGCAATGGCAAAGATCCTTTATCAAAAGGGAGGATTGAGCGAGGGAACGGCCGCAGCTCAGCTTGGGATAACCCAGCAGAACCAGCAGTTCGGCCAGCAGCAGAGCTCCAATATCGGCTCGGTTGAGCGCGGCGCTCCCCCTCCGCAGTCTGCCATTGTCAGCCCGCCATCGTCTAACCGATCGGCATCGACTGTTGTGGCTCCGCCGCTCAATCGTGGCGGTCAAGAGCAACAGGGCCAGGCCGGCGGAACGCTGATGCAGGTACTTTCAGCCCAAGGCATTCCCAACAATCAACTGGGCGCGGCATCAGCATCTATCGGCAGACAGCTTGGCGTCGATCCGTCTGCCCCGATTAACCTGCAGGACCCGCAAGTGCGGAATGTCCTGGTCCCGGCTATTCAGCAATTGAAGCGCATGGGGATTGGACAGGTACAACAGGGACAGCCTCAACCACAAGCTCAAATGGCACAAGGCCAGCCCGCACCGGTCACGGATGCCGCCACTACCACGGCAGCCCCACAAACGCCTTCCCGCAACGATCAGCTAATTGCCTATTACTCCGGGATCATGAGCGATCCGCGCTCGCCCAAGCAAAACGTCGATCTCGCAAAAACGCGGCTCGAAGCAATCCAGAGAAACAACGAGTTCACAGGTCCGCAAAAGGAATATGCCCAGGCTGTTACCCAAGGATACAAGGGCACGTTTCAGGACTTTGCCAGTGAACAAGAGGCTGGAAAGGCCGGCGCGACCGAACGCGCCAAGGCGGATGTCAAGGAACAGCAGTCCTATATCGACGCCGGCAAGACTGCTTCCAATCGTCTCAGCACACTCAACACGCTTTCAAATATCATTTCCAGTGACAAGAACGTCACCCTTGGCTTTGGCGCTGACACGGCACTGAAAGCGAAAATGGCTCTGGAGCAACTTGGCATCAATGTGGGCGACCTGTCCGGGTCGCAGGCCATTCAAAAACTCAACGCTACTCTTGCGGCCGAATCCACCAAGACCATGGGAGGTTCGAGACCAACCCAATTCGAGTTCAAGACGTTCCTAGGTAACAACCCGGGCTTGTTATTGGATAAGTCTGGCAACGAGCGCATGATCGGTATTTTCTCGCAACTGGCAAAGCGCGAAGTCGATCTCGGCAGGCTCGCTCGCAAAAATCAGGACAATTGGCAGAATTGGGATAACGTAGTCGAGAATTACGACAAGTCGCATCCGATGGTTGACCCTGTTACAAAAAAGCCGATCACGACGGATTCGATTGTCGCGCCGGGACCAAACAGGGGAGCGTCATCGTCATCAGGAACAGCGCAAGCCGCTAGTCCGCCGGTTCCGGGCGCGCGTCTGGCGCCTGACAAGAACTGGTATGTGCCCGATCCATCACGTCCAGGTAAATATCTCCGGGTTGTGCAGTAATGGCCCAACTCGAAGCCGTTGACCACGATCCATTTGCGGGAGCCGGAATTACGATCCGGCCGGTTTCTGACCAATCGAACGGGCCAAGTCTGGAGCCTGTAGAGCATGATCCATTTGAGGCGAAAACTTCGCCCGTGGGGCAGATGCTGGTTGATTTCGGCAATCAGGGCATAGCGGCGGGGCAGCGGACTTCCCCTGTTATCTCCGCTCACATGCCAAACCTGATCTCGGATCAGGTGCAGGAAAACGACGCCGGCGAGGCCATGTATATTGATCCGAAGTCGGGTCAACTGATGCCTACCGATAGCAACAAGCATGTGATTTTGCGTGATCCCAGCGACAACGAATTGAAGGTATTTGCTAGAACGCCTGAAACCAACGAGGGCGTTCTTTCTTCCCTCGGGCGGTTGTTGGGAATGGGCATGGCCGCGCCGCGAATGGCCGTCTCAAAGGCCGTTGCGCCCGTGATAGGGGCCGCAGAGCGGATAGGGGTTGACGTCCCGAAGGGCATCGCAACCGATAGCCCGCTAACCGCCTTCACCGCCCAGGTCGCGGCCCGTGCGCCCGGCGGCGGCCCTTTGATGAAAGCCATCGAGGACTCGCGAAA